GACAGGACGCAGGACACGGTCTCGGACGATACGCCGGATTTATCCAAAATGAAAAAAGAGGACATGCAGGCCTTGCTTCAAATAATATACGATGAATCGACGGTTATGTACGAGGGCAAGCCGATCCGCAGCGAGTACCACCCGACGATGAAGCCTGTCAAGCTATTGGCGCGGCATATACGCAACAGCTCCCACATGGGCGGGATCGTGCTTGACCCGTTTATGGGTAGCGGTTCGACGCTGATCGCAGCCGACCAGTTACAGCGTGTATGCTATGGCGCAGAGATAGCGCCGGTATATGTGGACGTGATTGTGGCGCGGTACACGGCGGCAATGGGCGGCAACGCAGTGGTGCTGCTTGAGCGCGACGGTGAAATAAATAAATTATTCAAGGTGGAAACATGAGCGCGAGCAGGGATACGGAGAGGGCGACCACGCGAGAGCCGTGGTGGATGTGCAGCACATGCGGGCACATGTTTGACGCGGTAACAAACATTGAAGGCTTTGAAAAGCCTAGCGAAGATGATATTTCAATCTGCATAAAATGCGGGGCGTTATATACCAGGCACGCGGGCGCATGGGTGCCGACCACGGCGGATGAATATGACAATTTTGATGATGATTATAAAAAATATTTATCTGAATTAAAGCGGCGGCAGAAGATCGTTATGGAGATGGATCAAGCAGGGGCAACCGGGCCAAAGCTGGCCATATACAAACATTAGGGGGCGGATATGAAAAACGTTTCAAGCAGTACACGATATTACATATGGTCTTTTGAGCATAACGGCTGGTGGCGGCCACATCGCCACGGCTATACACAGGATATAAAAGAGGCGGGAGAGTATAATTTTAACAATGCATTTTTAATTGTTCAAGAATGTAATTCTTACGGCGAAATCAAAGAGGCTATTGTCCCGGTGAAAATGGAGCCGCGCGATGCTAATGAACTGGATAAATATACCAAACAATCACGATGAGGTATTGATATGTATTGCCCATTTAGACAAAATGAAACTGTAACAGAGGAAAGGAAATATCCGGAAAATCCAATATCTATTATGAAAAGTGTTAAAAAAAAATGCATTAAATACCCACCATGCTTACATGAAAATTGCGCTGCATTTGTATGGACTCCCGCCGTTGATTCAGGGCCTGAAAAAAACGGGTTTTGCGCGTTAATTTTCCCGCCCGAAAAAAGAGTCCAAAACGCCTGTAAATAGCGGGCTACAGGGCGTTAGTTTGCAAAAACGCAAAACTGGCCTGAATGTATCTTAATAGACAAAAAGATACATTCAGGCACTAAAGACAAAAGGCTTCAAAGGGCGTAAATTTTTTGTTACATTCATATTCAATAAAATCAATGTTTTGAATGTATCTTATCACTTTACAAGGCGGTGGAAATTGTGACTAACAGTGCAATGGAAGTCAAGGTAAATGACACGGATTTCAGGCGTAAAAAAGACGTCCGCGCGCTTCGAAACATAGCAGAAATTGAAAATATGAAATGGGCGCTGCGGAGCCGTTGCAGCGAGCGCGATTATATCATTTTCGTTATGGGTATAAATTCAGGGATGCGCTGCGGCGACATCGTTAAATTCCGCATTGAAGACATCAGAGGCAAAAAAGATATAAAAATCACCGAAAAAAAGACCGGCAAAGTCAGGATCATATATTTGTCGGCAGTATACAAAGAGCTTAACGCGTACATTGACTCCATGGGGCGCGGCGAGGGGTGGCTTTTTCCAAGCCGCAAGGGCGGCGGCCACATATCGGTAGTGCAGGTATACCGGCGGCTTCGCATGGCGGCAGAATGGGCGGACATAGAAACTGGCGTCGGGACGCATACAATGCGAAAAACACACGCAAAGTTTTTATATAATAAAACAAAAAATCCAGAAATTGTCATGAACGTGTTGAACCATTCATCATGGGGGGTCACGCGCCGATACGTAGGTATCACGCAGGATGAGATCGGCGAGGCGTACAACGGTTTTAAACTATAGGGGGTATTATGGCAAACGATAATTATGACAATGTTATTTTAGATGTTTTCAAAGGGGGCAGCAATGATAATTCGACTACCGTAATTGCAGCCGGAAAAATGAGTAACGGGGGGCCATAAATGATAACTGTCGCCATAGACGCAGGCCACGGCTTTAGCACGCCGGGGAAGCGGTGCCTAAAATCGCTTGACCCATTTGAAACGCGGGAATGGACACTTAATAATTCCATATCTATTCGTTTAAGTGAAATTTTGTTACTAGACTTGAATTGTGCTTTTTTACGGGTAGATGATATAACGGGTATAACGGATCATAACCTTTCATCCCGTGTGTCACTGGCAAACAGGAAAAAAGCTGATTATTTCATTAGCATACATCATGATGCCGGGATTAATGGAGGCACGGGCGGCGGGATCACGGTTTTCACACGCCAATTATCATCGGAAGCCGAAATGGAGTTGGCGCAAGCGGTTTATGATGAGGTCATTAAATGCACAGGATTAAAAGGCAACCGGACAGAGCCGCTGCGGCGTGAAAATTATACAGTTTTGACACAAACGAAAATGCCTGCCATTTTGATTGAATGTGGTTTTATGGATTCGGCGACGGACGTCCCGATCATACTCACAGATTATCATGCAAAGAAATGCGCCGAAGGGATCGCCGCCGGTATTGCCAAAGCGGCAAAACTTGAGATTATCGACATAAACAAACAGGAGCCTGATGTTGATACATCAGACACAGCCGCCCCGTCAGATTGGGCGCGTGACGCGTGGACATGGGCTAAAGATGTAGGCATAACCGACGGTACGAACCCGCGCGAGCCAATCACGCGCGAGCAGGCCATAACCATGCTTAGCCGCTTTTCAAAAATGTACCGCCTATAACCATATTTTTCAAAAATACATAAATTCATACTTGCCGGGAATAAAAAGGATGTTATATAATGTTAAAAACTAATGAATTTTTGTTAGTTTTGTTATATTACAGGGTAGTTTATAACATATTCCTTTTTTCCCCCCTTAGTTTGCCGCCATTGGGGCGGCTTTTTTTGTCAGGCGGCGAGTATTGGAAATTATTATTAAAGACATATCATCTATACGGCCATATGAAAAAAACCCACGGCTAAATGATAGCGCTGTTCAGTACGTGGCGAACAGTATAAAAGAGTTCGGGTTTAAACAGCCTATAGTTATTGATGGCAGCGGCGTTATTGTAGCCGGGCATACCAGATACAAAGCGGCAAGGCAGATCGGTCTAAAAGATATACCTTGTGTAATCGCCGACGATCTGACGGATGAGCAAATCAAGGCGTACAGACTGGCGGATAATAAGACGGCGGAATACTCACAGTGGGACATTGATTTACTGGACTTGGAAATTTTAGAAATAAAAGAATTAATTAATTTAGAAAAATACGGATTTGATTTATCTGAACCGGAAGCACTAGATCTTGATGATAATAACGACAAAAAAGAAAACGATAATAAAACATTTATTCATTGCCCTAAATGCGGCTTTGAATTTTATACAGACGAATGAAAATATGTGCATATGTACAAGTTCAATATGCAAAAGCAGTGTATAAAAATGAAAATTATAATACACGCCAATGGATCGGTTTAAGTTTAGTGATAGACAGCCTTAAGCGTAACGGATATGAAATGCAATTTGCAGGCATGGCAACTGTTCACAATTATAACATTGTATTAGTATCAATCACATCGGATTGTGATTGGTGGGGTTTTATTGCAGAGCGAGTAAAGTGGCAAGAGGGGAATTATATAGTTGTCGTTGGAGGCGCAGGTGTTCTTAATGTCAGGCCGTTTTTAAAGTATGCGGATTGTTTTGTTTTAGGCCGTGGGGAAAATTTGATCTTTGACATTGTAAAATCAATACAAAATAACATGAGATTTGATAATCCGTCCGTTATATGGTCAAACCAGTTTTCAATTAATAATAATTATCGAATTCGGCAAGAGGGCGTATATCCGCATTGTATTAAACTGGAAAACGGTAAGGAATATAAAGAGCAGAATATTGGATGCCCTAGAAAATGCCTATTTTGTAGTTATACGTACAGCCGAAAAACAACCGGTGATCGTGAATATGAAGCCGGTACCGGTATATGGGTACAAAAAGAACGTTCAATACTTGATATGGTAGAGAATGGAAACATAGATTTAACATATTTACGTATGACGTCTATTGATGGTATGAGCGAACGAATCCGGTTTATGGTGGCAAAACCAATCAAAAGTGAACACATACGTATGTTGCTAGATTTAATGGCAAATCACGATTTACCGCACCAGTTAAAAATATTTAATATTGTTGGTTTCCCTTCTGAAACAGTAGAAGATTGGCATGAATTTTTAAATGATATATGCGTAGTAGATAGACAATACAATAAAAATAAACAATGGCCAATTATATTACATAATACACCATTTCGGGCAATGCCCGCCACTCCGGCGGCATGTTGGCCAATGTCATATAAAAATTACAGGGGAAAAATTGCTCAAGTATTAGGTAAGGGACATTATAAAGGCAATATATTTTTTAGGGGCAACCGTTTTTTTGCTGTTGAGGGTATGGGAACAGACAGCCTTCCTACTGTAATTCTTTCGGCAATATGCTGGCGGGGAACCGAAAGCGACACGGAAAATATAGAGCGTATCTCATTAACAAAAAAGTTTTGGGGCGCTGATACAGCGACAAAACAACTGACGCTTGAAAAGTATTTTGACGTAAAAACGCTATTTGGCGAATTTTATCCGGATACGTTGCCAACAAGAAATATAAAGACGCATACAGATGTTGAAAAATATTGGGGTAAAAAACCATGGTTAAAGACACAGCAACAAAACAAGTAGGCGGATTGTATGGCGGATGAATCTGATTTTGATTTTGATATAGATATATCCGAAATAGATTTTGGCCTTGATGGCCTTGACCTGGACTTTGATACAGATTACAGCGGCGCGCCCGATGATAATAAAATCGTTTTGCCAAAGCTAGGCCCGCCGCAAAAGGTAAAGTATGAAAACGCCAGAACGATGGCGCGGCAGCTCGATCTTGTAAAAAATGCAAATTATTACGCCATGGTATCAGGCAATTTTATCCTTGGCGACATTATAGAGGCATGGGCGGACAAGCACAGGTTCAAAAATATCAGCGTGGCGACGCTCGGCATGGGCGTCAATAACGTGGACAGCCTGATTAACTGCTTGTACAAGGGCGCGGCGCAAGTCAACCTGATCGTATCGGTTTATTTTTTCGGCGTTGAGCGCCACCGGCTGATCAGGTACATTTCAGAAGAAATACAGGGACTACCGTTCCGCGTGGCGGTCGCCCGGTCACATTGCAAAATAATTTTACTCGAAACGGATGATTTACATATTACCGTGCATGGGAGCGCGAATTTATCAAGCAATAACAGCTTGGAACAAATTTCCATCACGGAAAACAAAGAATTATTTAACTTTAATATGGCAATTTTCAATGATATTTTGGAAAAACAGACAATCATGGACGGCGCGGGCGTAAATTTGAAAAACGCCCGCGCCGCTAAAGATACGTGGGAGGTCGTCAATGGCTAGTGGATCGATGGGCAAGAGCGGAGGCGGGGAATATGGGCTGTGGCGCAGTAAGCAAAATTCACCTGCAAGACGGCGTCGCCGGTACGGTACACTACCGTTACCGCCAATATAAAAATAGGTGAGGCGTAGTGGGTAGCAAAGGAAAATTAATAAAATTGTCAGATGAAATCATCCGCGCCGCCGGTGGATTGGCCGCTAACGGCATGGATGATCAGGGGATATATGATTTTTTGGGAATAAGCAAACAGGCGTTTTATACCTGGCTCAAAGACGGCGAGGCCCTCGCGGAAGCGGTCGAAGCCGGGGAAGCCAGGCCGCCGAAAAAAGAATCCCGGGGCAAAAAATTAATTGACTTTGTTGACGCCATAAAAAAAGGGCGGTCGACATTAAAGGCCAGAAGCCTGAAAAAAATCAACGAAGATCAGAGTTGGCAATCTGCGGCGTGGATACTTGAGCGCCGGTGGCCAGATGAGTACGGCAAACGCGAAAAATTGGATATGGAAGTCACAGCGGTAAAGATCGTTGATGATATAGGCGATGACGCAGACGCAAGTTAATTTACGGGAGCTGATAGCGCCGCCGTTTTTTCCGGTACATGCGGCGGTAAAAAAAAACCGTCATACACACTACTGGCTAAAGGGCGGCCGTAGCAGTGCAAAATCAAGTTTTGCAAGTATTGAAATTGTTTTAGGCGTAATGAAAGACCCAGCGGCCAACGCGGTGGTACTGCGCAAGGTTGAAAACACGCTGGCCGGGTCGGTAGTAGAG